CTTCTCCCAAACCAAGGTATGTGAGAAGACCAGCTACATCCTTTCCACTCAAATTGGTAAGCGTATTGTCCAGCGGTTGTTTACCTGCCAGCGCATTAAGCATTGTCGTGGCAAAGTTCGGATCATTCCCCAGTGCCGCCGCCAGTTCGTTCAGTGTATCCAGTGCAGCAGGTGCAGAACCCACCATTCCTGCAATCGCCGATTTCACAAAAGCCGTAGTGGCAATCTGTGTATTGTTGACCGACTGCGCCGCCGTGGGGGCTGTTGGCGTTCCGGTGAGTGCCGGACTCGACAACGGTGCTTTTAGTGCCAGCGCATTGTTAATGGTGGTACTGAAATTCGGATCATTGTTAATGGCTGCGGCTATTTCTTTCAGCGTGTCCAGCGTGGCTGGCGCACCATTAATAAGGGCCGTCAGTGCCGCCTGTACAAACGCAGTGGTCGCAACCTGCGTGGTATTATTCCCCGCCGCTGGCGTTGGCGCTTTGGGGGTTCCGGTAAATGTCGGGCTGGCTTTTGGCGCGTACTGTGAATGCGGGTCCGGTGCGGCAAGATGTTTTGCCATCTGATCATCCGCGTAAACCTTCAGCTCCAGTGCCTTGTCATCCACATACTTGCGGGTTGCCAGCACTACAGCAGGGTCGATTTTCAGGGTGATATTGTCCGTGCTGCTGGTAATCAGCACCATGCGCACGGTCTGAGTGCGCCCGCTACCTTCAGCCAGTTGCGGCTTATAGCTTTCCGGGCAGTTGCCCACGGCAATCAATGCCCCGGACTCATCAAACAAGCCCACTTCACGTATCCACCAACCGCCCTCGTTTTCAGGGATCACCTGTTCGGCAATAATCTGGCTGCTGTTCTGCGGGTCGATATAAAGCATATTCAGCGCAGCCCGGCGTTTCTCATTTACCAGTGCCGTCTGCTTTGCGTCCGGCGTTGGCAATACTCCACCGCCATCGCCCACCGCCATATGGGTAATTTTTAGCGGCACACCGAGCGCGGCGGCGCTGGCAAGTTTCGCCGCGCCAATATCCGTCAGCAGGGTATAAAATTTTGTGCTCATGGATTCACTCTCATTGTGTCAATAACATGGACCGCCCCGCCTTCATGCGCGGTGCCACCGGAAATAATCGTTTCGTTGATATACGGATAGATCGTGATTTCTTCGCCAAGATAGCTGGCGGCTCCCACCCAATGCGGGCCGCTGGTCTGCAGATTGATGGACATGCCGATCATGTGGCGGCTACATGGTTTGGCATCGCTTATCAGTCGCTCAAGTTCCAGATAGGTATCTTCAGTGATGCCCTGGTCCTGCACGCCGATATCCAGGCGAAACGTGCCCGGTGCCTCTCCGGTCTGCCACCACTCAATAATGCGGATCAGAAAGCCGAACGGCTCCACCACCCGCCGCACGGCACTGGTGGTCCCTTTATGCTGATGAATATAAAAAGCATCCTTCACCACCTGGCGCTTGACGCTTTCTGTCCAGCCCTCGTCCCAGCGATCCACAGAGAACGCCCAGGCGAGGTAAGGCAGGAAACTGACCGGACAGGTTGCCGGATTCCACAAGTCACGCAGCGGCACTTGCAGATCAGAAATCCCGCTGCAGGTTTGCGCCAGTCGGCGCTCCAGTGGTGTTGAACCCGGAGGCAGCAGACTATTCATCCGTTCCTCCGTTGGTTACGCTCCACTGCGTACATGATGCCGCCTGTGTTTTGTTCAGAACCACATCCGCCAGCGGAGAAGCCAGTTCCACACGTTGAACACCCTCAACATGCAGCGCGGCAAAAATAGCACTACGGCGAATATCCCGACCGAGCCGCGTCTGACTGGCGATGTACCTCTGCAGGCTGACTTTTGCCGCTGCCATTACCGGCTCTGCTTCCGGTCCCGGATAAAGAAAAATGGTGGCTTCCACACGGTACGGGATGATTTCTGCGCTGCGAACCGTAAGACGGTCAGCCACCGGGCGGACGTTCTCACTGTTCAGAGCTTTTTCCACCACGTCCAGCAGGTCTTTTTCTGCAGTTCCATCGCCTTCGCGGCTAAGGACAGTCAGCACCACCTCTGCAGGTGCCGGGCTGGTTGCACTGGCATCCGCCACCCGGCCGTCGGCGCTTCGGGCATGAAATTCATAAGCTGCAGTTGGCCCCGCAACTGAAAGCCCTTCAAAGGCTGCAGGCACACGCAGGCGTAACGCTTCATCGCTTTCCATCACAGCTGCAACGGGCGGCACAGCGTCATTATCAGCAGGCGTCACCGTCAGGCGTTTCACGTTGTAGTTGGCAGCGAGCTGGTCAAGATCGCTGCCCATCGCGTAAGCCACCATCACAGCCTGCGCGGCTTCGTTAATGCGCTGGCGCAGAAGCAACTCACGGTAAGCGTTCTCCTGCAGCAATTTGGTGACGGGTTCAGATTCCAGTTCCAGCGTGCGGATCACTGCTTCCTGCTCATCTTTCGGATGAAGCGCCACAAATTCGGCCTTGCGTTCGGCAAGCAGCGTCTCAAAGTCCGGCACATCCACAATCTGCGGCGCAGGCAACTGCGAAAGGTCAATCACTGCCATTCTCTGCTCCTGTTGATACGGAAAGGGAAACAGGCACACCGTTATTACGCCGCCCGGTCAGCTCCACCACCATTGAACCGTCAAAATTGCTGTTAATGGTGATGGAATCCAGCGTCAGCCGTGGCTCCCAGCGACTCAGCGCCACATACACTGCCGACATGACCTGCAGGCGTAATGCCGGATTTTGTGGCTGGTCTATCAGTGCCGACAGCAGGGAACCATATTCCCGACGGGCAATGCGGCTACCCTGCGGCGTCAGCAAAATGTCCCGCACCGACTGGCGCAGATGGTCAATATCAGTAATGGCTTTACCGCTGGTATTGTTCATCCCGCTATAAAGCGTCATACCGGGCCTCCGGTTGCATCGCCGCCTTTCAGGACGCCAGTATGCTGATGCGCATCAACCACGATCCCGTTAGAACTCATCGCTCCGCCGCCCTGAGTAACGCCACCATTGACCACCACTTCGCTGTTAATACGCGTGCACTCAGCCTCCAGCACAAACTCACTGGTTTTCAGGGTGATGTTATCGGCAGCCTCAATGACCATGGATTTGATGCCCCTGACATACCAGCGCCCGGTGGCAGGTTCGTATTCAAACCAGCCACCGTCAGGATGTTCTGTCACGCAGGCGTCCGCCGACGTCGACGGTGGTGCGAACTGATTCGAATAGATGGCGGGCAGCGCAAAAGCTGTTTCCAGATTACCGCCCATACTCAGCAGCACCACCTGCTCACCTTCCGATGGTCGCCACCATGTCCGGGCATTCCCGGCACGCAGCGTCAGCCAGCTGATCCAGTTGGTTTCAAGGTCGCCCGTTTTCACCCGGCAAAGCCAGTTTGTCCTGTCCACTTCGGTGACTACCCCAGTGCGGATCAGGTTGGTGATAAGGCGCATGATTTCGGTTAATTGTGCGTTCATAGGGAAAGGTTGCCATCAGGGGAAGAAAGGCGGCAGTGCTGCAACTTGTATCAGTGCTGATACAAAAATCACCCCGCCAGCCATTGCAGAATCATGTCGCGGGTCATTGCCTCAACATCATCATTTACACCCAGAAGGCGACGCTCTGCGTAACGGACCTCCGGTCCTTTGCGGCTGACGCGATCACGTAAGCCGTAGTGATGAACACGGGCAATGCGCTGTACCTTGCCTTCAAACTGCACGCTGGCAGAGTCGGCGCTGGCGGAAGTTTTCAGGTATTTTGTGGTGCGCAGCTTTGCAAACATCTGACGTTTGATACGGCCTTTTTTACTGCGTGCTGTTACCCGTCGCGGTTCATAACTGCTGCCATCTGGATTGCGCTGCATTCTGATATTTTGCTGCTGTGTCCGGCGTAGTTCCTGCGCCAGCTGGCGCATCATGCGGCTTCTTGCGGCTGGCTCCAGATTCGCCAGCAAGGCACTCAGCCAGTCGTCCACTTTCTGCAGTTCAGCCACGTTTCACCGTCCACATTTCTTCAGGTTCATCAGGTTCCGCTATAGCTTCAACGCTCGACACACTGCCGTCAGTGCTGACCAGCACACGCTCCGTCAGTTGCAGGTTGAGGCTGATATCACAGACATCGTTGCGCAGAATATCCACCTCAAAGGTGAATAGCTTTTCCCGTAACGCCGGGTTATTGATGGCATCGGGCTGGTTATCACGCAGCCACAGCAAAACCGGGGCCATCAGCAGATTCTGGTCGCCGCTGAAATCCTCAATCACCACGTTCAGGGTGTAGCGGTACTCCCATGACATGGAGCTGGCCCCCGTGGCAACCAGCGAACCGTTATCCACAAACAGATGCAGTTTGTCCGGGTTATTGCGGACATAAGGCACCGCTTTATTGAGGGCGTGGCGCAGGGATTGTGGTTTGTTCACTGTTTCGCTCCTGACACGCAATAATCATGTCCACTTTGTCTGCACAGATCGCCCAGGCGGCCTCCGTTTCATCCAGCAACGCATTCAGATCACCGTTAGTGCGCGGTGCTGCCTGCTCCAGCCGACACGGCGTCACTCGCGGACAACCACTGACGGTAAGCTGCACCTCCGGTGAGTACCGGACGTTCCCGCAGCCGGATAATGTCAGCAGGCAAAGGAGTATCAGCCCAGTGGCGTAAATCCTCGTTCTCACGTTTCAGTTCCTCGATCCGGCGTTGTCGTTGTCTCAGCTGTGCGCTGGTCTGTTCTGCTTCGGCATAGAGCCGCGCCTGCTCCCGGTTATTGGTTTCAGTCAGAATGGACAGGCTGATAAGCTGGCTGTTGCTCTTTGCCAGTGCCTGGCTTTTGCTCTGCAGCTCGTTTGCCTGCGTGCTGATGGTCTGGCTGGCATCAGCCAGCCGCCACGTCTGCCAGCCCAGCGCCGCCAGTAATAACGCCAGCACAACCAGCAGCAACCGGTTCATGCTGCTACCTGTTGCGCCATCTGATTACGGGTGATCCAGAAGGCAATAACGGTCAGTAGATAAAAGACCAGGGTAATAGCCCACCCCGTCCATGCGAGACTTACAACAATCAGCAATCGCATCACCCAACTGATAAATACGTTTTCTTTTCGGGTAATTGTCTTCAGCAAAGATGCCCTTAACTCCTGCCAGAGCGGGCTATTCTTAATTAACGCAGCCAGTGCTACCGGAATTACCGCCCATGTCAGCAAACAGGCTACCCAAACGCCTGACGCTGCCAGTACCGGAAAAATCCCCTGCGGATACACCATTGCTGCGATTAACAACGCCATCCATAACATCAGAAACAGTCCGCTGATTAATTTCTTTTTCATTTCAGTTTGCTCCCTGTAAACACCAGGCCCTCTCCCGCGCACGGCGGTTATCCAGCCCCTGATTAAACACACCTTTTACATAAACCCAGCGCGGCAACTGTCGGCACGCATCCGCCCAGCGCCGCTGATTGAGCAATTTCACCAGCGTGGAGCTGCAGGCATTGCCTGTCCCCACGTTGAAGGCAAACGACACCACCGAGTCATACACCTTTTGTGGCGGCTGTTGCTTCACACATCTTTCCAGCGCCCGCTCCACACGCAGCACGTTGGAGATAAGCCCTTCTGCTGCCTGTCGTTCCGTAATGGTTTTGCCGGGAATGACGCCCGACGTATTACCAATGCCGTCAGTCCATACACCCGCGCTGCACTGATACGGCTGCAGACGACAGCCTTCGTAATCGGCAATCAGTTTCAGTCCTTCCACGGAGGTGTGAAGCTGCTGAAAACCCGGCAGCGTGGCAGCAATAGCCAGCACGGTCCCGACAAGGCAGCGTTTAACGATTGATGGATTCATAGTCCTCCCGCGTGATCTGCCCGTCGCGCAGAAGCTGGTAGGCTTTGTGTTTGTAGTACCAGTTGATAGCCAGCATCAGCACACCGATCATCAGGCCGCCCAGCGTTGAGGCATCCTTGATGGACAAATCGCCCAGCCAGGCCAGCACGACGGCGATGCAATACGTGATAAAGGCGCTGATTCGCTCAAGCGTCATAATTCAGTCCCATAGCTGGACGGTCTGCACGGTGGTGGTGGTCGGAATGTCCGGCAGCTCCACCTGCAGCCCGTGAGGTAAAAAGGGGCCGTATTCGGCAAGCCCCGGATTTGCCTTCAGTACCTGCTCCGTGACACCCTGCGTGCGCCCGTAATGACGCCAGCAAAGTGCGTCCACCGTGTCATACTGATGCGCACGCACTTTCATCAGATAAGCTCCACTGTGCAGTGCGGCGCATCCTGCACCCGGCTGATGGCCCAGCGGGCGTCACGCCACAAATCACCGCTTGCTTCCGCCAGTTCCTCGCCCCGCTTCACACCGGACGCCGTGGCGTCATAGTCCTGGTATCGTTCGTTGAGCATGGCGCGTGCCCAGCAGTAAACCGCGTTGAAATAGTGCTGAATGCGCTCACTTTTGCCGTCCAGCTTTTCCGCCGGAACTTCTGCCAGCGAGGCATACCCCAGCATCTGCTGGCGTCTGCGAAACTCATACAGCTCTGCGTTGACCTCCGAAATTGCCGACAGCGCAACCTGCTTTAAACGCGGCTGCGTCACCGTGCCGTCAGTGCGCATCACGCTGCGAAACTCCGACAGGTCCACATCAGGCCAGAACGGCGTATTCCTGATGATTTCCGCCTGTTCCGGTGCCTGTTCTGGCGCAACAAACTTCATGCTGCTTTCTCCTGAAATAGAGGGCGGTGGACGGGGTTTTGATGTGGCAGTGCCTTTCGCCACCCCGTGCCGCCCGTGCGCGGGGGCACGTTCTGTCAGCGGCTGTCATTGCGCAGTCTGCGCTCCAGCTGCTGTTTGTCTTTTTTCACGCCACAGCGAGGATCGAGCTGTAACGCATGGTTGAGATGATTAAGGGCGGAAGCCGGGTTGCTTTCACTCAGGACAGCGCCAATCGCTTTATGCAGACGCGCCCGTGACTGGTCCGGCATATCCAGACCGTCTGTCAGCTCCAGCGTCTGCAGCAACAGATCGGCATCAAAGCCGGTGGCGGCAAGCATTGCGCTCTGCGCCGCGTCTGCCATTTCCTCTGCCAGCACGGTCTGCACATTGCGATTACCCAGTGGCATCACCCAGCCATGACGCAGGGCATGACGCCCGATCTCCAGCGCCCCGGCATAATCTCCGGCATCAATGCGCCACAGCATCACGTACATCAGCACGTCATCCTGTTGAGCGCCTCCGGCAGCCAGGACACCCTCTGCCCAGGCGACGTATTTCGGCAGCAGTTCCACCTTGATTTCCGCTTTTTTGACCGTGGACTGAACGCCCTTGAGACGGCGGCGGTCTTCCGCCAGTTGCAGCAGCATCAGGTCATAGCCCGACGCGTGGCGAACACTGCCGCCCTCGCGGGCGGCCTGTTCAGCCTGAACGCGCAGGCGATGCTGCCGTGCGGGACTCAGGCTCATGGATTACGCTCCGGTTTCTGCTGCGGCGGCGCTGAAGTCGCCAATCTGGATGTTTTCCACCAGTGCGGCGCAGCGGTAGTCCTCAACCACATAGGCTTCGTTAACGGATTCAAAGTTTTCAATCCGGTCACGTTTCGGGTTGTCGATAACTGAACGACGGCGAGTGTCTTCCTGCCAGTAGATGGACAGGTTATCCAGACGGGTGATCAGCAGCGCATTCGGCGGGAAGAACGGCGCACGCACTGCCTGCAGGCCACCCATGCGTTTTTGGCTGATGATCATATCTGCAGCCAGTTTTTCACTGTTCTCCTGCTCTTTGTTGACCAGCGGGAAATACTTGTCAGACAACAGTTCACGACCGCAAATCACCACCAGATCGTCATCGTCCTGGTAAACCACGTCGATAAGCTCATTGACGGCATCCATCACCACAGCGTCCAGGTTGGCATATTCGCCACCTTTCCCGACTTTCACCGCACCCGGAGTGGTTTCACCGCCCGTGGTGGTGCTGCCCATGACGTGATCCGGTGCATCCTCACGGATTTTCTGCAGCCAGCCTTTGTTCACATCCTGCAGCAGCGGGTTTTCGCTACGGTTGGAGGTTTTCGCACGCTTCACGCCGTTAAAGCCGATCATGATGCGGTCCAGTGCCTGACGTTTCACGATGGCGTCACGGATGCGCACCTGGAAATCCTGAAACTTCGCCCACAGGTCCAGCTTCGCGTAGGTCAGTACCGTGTCAAAGTTGGTCTGCTCGCATTTATATTCCACATCGACCATCAGCGTCGGATCGACAGGCTCACGCTCTTTTGCGGTGGTATCAGTGGTTCCGGCAATGGTGCTGCCAACACCCAGCCCCAGCAACTGACCAGACTGCTCAGTCACTGGCGTGACGTTAATCAGCGTCAGGAATGCGGCGGATTGCTGGATCTGGTCTTCCAGCGTCTGCTGCACGGACGGCTCCACAGTGAACTTGCTGGACAGTTCTTCAACTGCCACACCGTTCAGACGCGCCAGCTGCTGCAGGTAAGCGTTAAAAGCAAAGCGGGTATTCTTCTTCATCAGGTTTTGTGCTCCATCAGCAATTTGTCAGAGTGTCAGCGGGGGCATTACCGCCTGTTGCACGCTGGCGGTAGTCCTGGCGGCTGTCTTCATGGCTCAGCTTGTCCACCAGTTCATTAAAGGTGGTCAGCTGTGCCTGCAGGGCTGTCTCCAGCTCAGACAGGCGTTCTTCCTGTTCAGACAGGGATTTTTCGGTGCGCGCACTCAGGTTTTGCTGCTCAGTGGCGACCAGCTCCACGGCCTTATGCACATCAGAGAACCGGGCATCATCGGACTGCTCTTTTTTGGTGAACAGCGCCGTGACACGGGCAAACAGGGATGGTTTTTCGTCCTGGACTTCTTCCAGTTCGATCACCGTTTCCTCTGCAGCGGTAAAGAGATTGGCGGGGTTCTGCTTGCGGTTTGCCAGCGGGTTATGGGCTGCACTGGCGCTGAATGTCAGCATTTCAGTGCCCAGACTGGCAGGGTCATCAGTGGCAGCCAGGCCAACCAGGTAGGCTTTGCCCGTATCAGCAAACTTCGGGCTGACTTCCATAGAGGTGAATAATTTCTGGCCTTTTTTCACCAGCTCCACCAGGGACTCCGTTGGCTCAACGTCGGCATACAGCGCCATCTTGCCTGCCAGCGGACCTTCCTTGATTTCTTCAGCAAACAGCGCCGTCACCTTGCCGTAGCGGTTAAAGGTGCTGTCCGGCAGATAAGACTTGATGTGCTCAAGGTTAATCAGCGCGGTATACACCGCCGGGTTGTAGCTGGCTGCCATCTGTTCCAGCCATTCACGCTGGATTTCGCGTCCGTCGGTGGTGGCACCTTCCACCCCGATGCGAAAACGCTTTGCTTTCACTGTCATGAGCCGTGCTCCGTTAGAAAAAACTTACTGGAGCCTTATGGTTGCGGTGATAGGGGCAGTGAAACAATGCGCGGTATTTGTACCGACAATCACACAAACCGCAGGCGGGGAAAGCCTTCATTCAAGGCTGTAGGTTTGTGCCATGAACACCACACTGACACCCGCAGATCTCGATCCCCGTCGGCAGGCCATGCTGCTGTACTTTCAGGGATACCGCGTCGCCCGCATTGCTGAAATGCTGGGCGAGAAAGTTGCAACCGTTCACAGCTGGAAAAAACGCGACAAGTGGGGTGACTATGGGCCGCTGGATCAGATGCAGCTCACCACCGCCGCACGCTACTGCCAGCTCATTATGAAGGAGCACAAAGAAGGGAAAGATTTCAAAGAGATTGACCTGCTGGCGCGCCAGTCGGAACGCCACGCGCGGATCGGCAAGTTTAACAATGGCGGCAACGAAGCCGACTTAAACCCTAACGTCGCCAACCGTAACAAAGGCCCGCGCCGTCAGCCGGAAAAGAATGTTTTCACCGATGAACAGATTGAGAAGCTGGAAGAAATCTTTCATTCCTCCATGTTCAACTACCAGCGCCACTGGTGGGAAGCCGGAAAAACCAACCGCATCCGCAACCTGCTGAAGTCACGCCAGATCGGCGCGACCTTCTATTTTGCCCGTGAAGCCCTGATTGACGCCCTGCTGACCGGACGTAACCAGATTTTCCTTTCCGCCAGTAAGGCACAGGCCCACGTCTTTAAGCAGTACATCATCGACTTCGCCAAAGAAGTGGAGGTGGAGCTGAAAGGCGATCCGATGGTGCTTCCCAACGGGGCCACACTGTATTTCCTCGGCACCAATGCCCGCACGGCCCAGAGTTACCACGGCAACCTGTATCTGGATGAATATTTCTGGATACCGAAATTCCAGGAGCTGCGCAAAGTGGCTTCCGGTATGGCTATTCACAAGAAATGGCGACAGACCTATTTTTCCACGCCATCCAGCCTGACACACAGTGCTTATCCGTTCTGGTCCGGTGCGCTGTTCAACCGTGGGCGCAACAAAGCCGACAAGGTGGACATCGACCTGTCCCACAGCAATCTGGCCCCCGGCCTGCTGTGCGCAGACGGGCAATACCGCCAGATAGTCACCGTGGAAGATGCGGTGCGCGGCGGCTGTAACCTGTTCGACCTCGACCAGTTGCGCATGGAGTACAGCCCGGACGAATACCAGAACCTGCTGATGTGCGAGTTCGTTGACGATCTCGCATCTGTGTTCCCGCTCAGCGAATTGCAGGCGTGCATGGTGGACAGCTGGGAAGTCTGGACCGACTTTCATGCACTGGCCCTGCGCCCGTTTGGCTGGCGCGAAGTGTGGATCGGTTATGACCCGGCAAAAGGTACGCAGAACGGCGACAGCGCCGGATGCGTGGTGGTGGCTCCGCCAGCCGTGCCGGGCGGTAAGTTTCGCATTCTTGAGCGTCACCAGTGGCGCGGGATGGACTTCCGCGCCCAGGCGGACGCCATCAAAAAACTGACCGAACAGTACAACGTGACCTATATCGGTATCGACTCAACCGGCGTCGGTCACGGGGTTTACGAGAACGTGAAAGCGTTCTTTCCTGCCGTCCGGGAGTTTGTCTACAACCCCAACGTTAAAAACGCCCTGGTACTCAAGGCCTACGACATTATCAGCCACCGCCGTCTGGAGTTTGACGCCGGACATACCGACATTGCGCAGTCATTCATGGCAATCCGTCGCGCCACCACCGCCAGTGGCAACCGCCCGACCTACGAAGCCAGCCGCAGCGAAGAAGCCAGCCATGCCGATCTGGCATGGGCAACCATGCACGCACTGTTTAACGAACCGCTGCAGGGCGAGTCCGCCAATACCAGCAATATTGTGGAGATTTTTTGATGAAAGAACATATCGCGCCAGGCGAAACCGTAACTGCAGAAGAAACTAAAAAACCCGTTGCGGAGGCTTTCAGCTTTGGTGATCCCATTCCTGTACTGGACCGCCGCGAACTGCTGGACTATGTGGAATGCGTACAGATGGATCGCTGGTATGAGCCGCCCGTCAGTTTTGACGGACTGGCACGAACCTTCCGCGCCGCCGTGCACCACAGCTCCCCGATCAGTGTTAAACGTGACATCATCAGCAGTACCTATATTCCACATCGCCTTCTCAGCCAGCAGGCATTTACCCGTTTTGTGCAGGACTATCTGGTTTTTGGTAACGCCTATCTGGAGAAGCGCACGAATCGCTTTGGTGAAGTTATTTCGCTGGAGCCTGCACTGGCAAAATACACCCGGCGCGGGCTTGACCTTGAAACATACTGGTTTGTGCAATACAGCCTGACGACACAGCCGTATCAGTTCACAAAAGGTAACGTCTTCCACCTGATGGAGCCGGATATCAACCAGGAGATTTATGGTCTGCCGGGTTACCTTTCTGCCATTCCGTCAGCTCTGCTCAACGAATCCGCCACGCTGTTCCGCCGCAAGTATTACATTAACGGCAGCCACGCAGGCTTCATCATGTACATGACCGACGCCGCGCAGAACCAGGAGGATGTGAACAACATCCGCAAGGCAATGAAAAGTGCTAAAGGGCCGGGCAACTTCCGCAACCTGTTTATGTACTCGCCTAACGGCAAAAAAGATGGCATTCAGATTATCCCGTTGTCGGAAGTCGCGGCGAAGGATGAATTTCTGAACATCAAGAACGTCAGCCGCGATGACATGATGGCGGCTCACCGCGTACCGCCGCAAATGATGGGCATCATTCCCAACAACACTGGCGGCTTTGGTGATGTGGAAAAAGCGAGCCGTGTCTTCGTCCGCAATGAACTGATGCCACTGCAAAAGCGACTGCAGGAGCTGAATGACTGGCTGAATGAAGAGGTGATCCGTTTTGAAGCTTATGACTTAGGGCTTAAGGGCAAACGAGGCTGACATACTCATAACATCAAAACCCGACCAACTCTCACAACGCCTCAGCAGCATTCTGCGGGGCGTTTCTTTTTGCCCTGAATCTCCCCCCCCTCCACTAAATGAGGCCGCCAGCGGGCCAGAGGCTGTGCCGGATTTTGGCCATTTTACCCCGTTGCGCGCGCTCGTATCCCCGCCACGCCTGCCCGCTTTGTGTAGTGGTTTTCATGCACCTGCATGACATAAGCAAAAGCCCGCCAGTTCTGGCGGGCCTGAGCAAAAACGATCCTCAAACGATCATGCGATTTCATGCGGCATAGACATGCACAACAGCACTAACGCCTCGCGTGGCTCGTTGTTCAACCTTGCGGACGGTAAAAACCAGTTTTATCGTCCGCAACGTTCGCTAATGTAACCAGCTGTCGTCCTCCCAGACCTGCTGCATTATTTCCATCACTCGCTTTTTATCTTCATCCAGTTTTAACCCGCTCAGCTCAACGCCGTTGGCACTGCCCTTACGGATACGAATTGCTGTTTTGGGATACAGAGGGCGCAAATTACGGTAAAGCTCGGATTCAAGGGCGTCCAGTGTAGCCTGGCTAATCTTCTGCTCTTTATCGATCATTATTTCAATGCGCATACAGATTTCCCTTAACTGGTTACGTCCATTGACCGGCAGTATTCATGGCTGCGGATTTTCGCCATCAGCTCGTCGGTCAATTCAGACACCCACTGGATAGCCAGCCGCTTTTCTTCGTCGCTGCACTCACTAGCCGCTACAAGCTTAATAAAAAAATCAATGCGCTGGAGCTTCAACGACTCCAAAAGATAGTCCTGCATCTTCCCTCCTATCACGACCCCGGACATGCGTTAACTGTATGCATATCCACTGTTTATATATACAGTATACCCCTGATATCCAAAAGTAAAATATTTTTTATCCGTCAATGAGAACGTTCTTACGAGGGTCGTTAAGAGCATGAATTGTTAAAGCCTTGCCGTCAGTACCACTGGCGCCATTTGTCATCTTCCTGCAGTCGATGGTTGCGGTAAAAAATCCGTAGCCCGGCACCTGACGGAATGCTGCCACCACGCAGAAGCAAATCAATCTCAGATGCACTACCTTCAAACCCTCTGGCAGTCAGTTCTGCCTCAAGCTGCAGGCTCTGCTGCTCCGAAATACTCTGTTTGAATGCTTTTTTCCGCTTCGGTTTTACCAGTCTTAACCTGGCTGTCAGCTCCCGGCGTTCCTTCTGGCCCATATTGTGGAGGTAATCGTGCAGTTCCTGCTCATTCATGGTTTTAATATCGGGCAAATCACCCCCTGATTTGTTCAGATTTTCAACAGGGGGACAGTTATTGCCACGAGTCCAAGGGGCGCAAGCGCCCTGGTCGGCTGCCGCCTCCTGAACGTCAACGACCTTACGAACCATTTTCCATTTCATTGCATGAGTGCAGATCTTGCCCTGTACAATGGGTGACCAGATGCCATAAATACGAATACCGTGATCGCCATAAGCGGTCGGCTCTTCGTTAATTTCATAAGCTGTTCTGATAAGGTGATATTTGCGGGGAACCAGTACGCCGCCCTGCTTCATGATGTAGGTGGCAAAACAGCCAGCATCAGCGGCAGCCAGGATGGCATCAAGGCGCGGGTCATCCAGTACCGGCGCACCTGCTTTTTTGTCACCCTGTTGCCTTGCCGCCTGACCAGCCAGCAAGCGAAGTTCACGGTACGCCTGACGCCCCGGAATACCAAAGAAGCGGAACTGCTGAACACGATGCAGAGACGCCCAGGCATTAACGTATTCGGCGTTATCACGCAGGGATTTACCCGTTTCCTTGCTGATCTCGCCAGCCAGACCACGTCCGTCAATGTTCTTACTGATGTATTTCGCGATGTAGCTTGTCGGCGTTCCTTTGCGCGGGTTTATCAGCTCAGACTTAAAGCGTGGACCAGTGTTATTACCCAGCTCCTCGCGGTCTTCACGAATGGCAAACTTACGCAACAAAGCAGTAATGGCGCGGCGATCTTTTTTGCGCATAAAACACAACAGGTGCCAGTGAACTGTACCGTCATGATGCGGCTCAGCCACCCGCACGCCATACCAGCGCAATCCGGCTTTGTGCATCGCCTTACGAAATGCAGCAAACATGCCGACCAGATAATCACTGCTTTGTCTTACCGTCGCATTTGTCCAGGTCGGGTTGGGCCTGCCGTTATTTAGCGTGGAATGGAAACGTGACGGACAGGTGATGGTGTAGAAAACGGCGCAGTCACCGCGCATTTCCGCGATAAGCTCCAGACCTTTAACACAGGCCATCATCTCATTGCGGCGATGCGCAGGGTTGCTGCTGCTGGCGTTTACCACATCCTCCATGTCCAGCGTGTCGCCGTCTTCGTTCACCAGTTCATGAGAACGGAAAAACTCCAGCGACTTACGGCGCTGCTCACGTTTATGCATCACGGCTTCATAGCTGACATAAGGAGATGCTTTTTTGCTGACCAGGCAGACAGCGCGCAACTGCTCTTCCCGCCATTCGCAACGCATCTTCCATAATTTCCGATACCACCAGTCGGCGCACAACATACGCGCCAGCGAACCCGGAATGAGTTCATAGGGCACGGGTTTACGGCGGTTTCTTTTCCGGCGGAGTTGATCAAACGCAGGCGGGATGACATCCAGACGCAGGGTTTCCGCTGCCACCTTTTCCCATGTCTTGCGGATTTCTTCTGGCTTAACGTCATCGGTGACATACAAATCGCCACAAGCTGCATCAAGGCACATGCTCATATGCGCAGCGACAAGGGTAGACAAGCGTTTCACCTGCTCCTGACTCATTTCAGGCAGGATCAGCAGGCCGTCCAGCCCTTCATGGCTTGCCATAAAGCGAAAAGAAGTGGATAGCTGACTGTCGCGTACATGCTCCAGTCGTTCCAGACATGGCTTAATCGTCTCACGCAAATAGCGGGAATAAGCCTTTGGCCTGCCCAGACTGCTGAAGTATTCAATACGTTGCATCAGCGGCTTGCTGATATGGGAAGGCTGGGCGTTAACGTCTGCCAGAATGACCATGTCCGGGTTAAAACGCTGCTGCTCATGCGCCAGCTTTGCCCGGCTAATGAGCTTATCCTGCTCCATTTCGCGTTGGACAGGATCACGGGATTCATTAAAGAAATAACGCTCCCAGACCTGATCACTCAGTGCCTCGCGGCGCAGTTGTTCCTGCTCGTTATCGGCAGCGTACAGAGTGATCAGGTTTGAAAGCGCAGAAACCGGCGCAACTTCCGCCGGGTCCAGATAAGGGTTAATGGCCTTTTTCGGGCTGTTCCATGAGAATGCTGCGGCGACCTCGTTAAAGCCGCTGCAGTTGTTCATATCATCATGGCTCATGCACGCACTCCGTACATGGCAGAACTATCCACGCCACGCGAAGGATCAAATCCCACCCAGCAGCGCGCCCCGGAAACAGCAATGATTTCTGTTGCAGATTTACTCTCGCCAGCCGACACGCCGATGCTGCGTTTTGCCTTGATGTAGTGGTGAGTGAAATTGCGATACAGCGAACGAATCAGGGATGTGTCACTGTTAGAAACAATGACCGGATGACCTTCAGATGATCGATGTTCAAGAACGGATGCCAGGTGATACTGGTCATCTTCAGTGAAGCCATCAGTGTGATAGCCGGAAAACGTACCGTCATACGGCGGATCGCAATACACCACATCCCCCACCTGCAGCATCGCCAGCGTTTCATCAAAGCTTGCGCAGATAAACGTTGCACGCTGGGCTTTCTCTGCAAATGCGCGAATTTCTTTTTCAGGGAAATACGGATTTTTATAATTACCGTACGGAATGTTGAAATGCCCGCTCTTGTTATAGCGACATAATCCACGGTAACCATGACGATTGAGATACAGGAAATATACCGCTTTCATGAAATCAGTAATTTCAGTGGAGTAATTAAACTCCTGCCTTATGTTGTAATAAGCCACCTCCCTGTTTGCTTCCTCAAATAAAGCTCTGGCACGAGATATAAACGCCTCGCAATCAGCAGCAACCTTTTTATAGAGGTTGATTAAATCAGGATTAATATCCGCAACAAGATAGCTGGGGTAATCCGTCTCCATCATCACAGCACAGGAACCCGCGAAAGGTTCAACCAGTCGCGGGCCAGCAGGAAGGTGTTTTTTCAGTTCGGACATAATGGCGATTTTATTTCCCGCCCATTTCAGGATGGTGCTCATACAGCACCTCCGTTGTAATGTTTGCCTTTCAGCTCTGCAATTTCCTGGCAGGTAATGCAAAGCTGCACACCCGGAATGGCACGGCGGTGTGCTGGCGGAATTGGCGCTTCACACTCAATGCAAAGCACGCGAGACACGCCCGGTGTTTTGGCACGGGCAGCACGGATATGGCGCTGGCGTTCTTCTTCAACGCGCTGCTGTACGAGATCCATTGCATCAGCCATTAGTGGATCTCCTGCGCTTCGTTCTGGATTGCTTCAGCAGTCACACGCAGCAGTTCTGCCGCTTCCACGTGGTTTAGCTGACGGGATGAGATATGACACGCCAGGCTATCAAGGCGAGCTGCCATTGCTTCAGCCCTTGCCCGGCGTTCTTCCAGACGAGCCTCTGTCAGTAAAATATTAAGCCCTGCATCATCCGGTCCGGTTTTAGTCGTGAGGGTTTCAATATTACGCATAATCAATTCTCCTGAATTTAGATAAAGGGATGCCCGGCGGGTTTACGCCATTAATTTCATTAGTTGGTTAATTCGGCATGGTTAGCCGTCTGGGAAATAAGCTCACCACTGCACGAAAATGATTCATTGCTTTAATCAACTCCCGCTTTTCGTCAGTGGTCAGCTCATTAATGCTGATGCTATGACGTTCAGCTGGAATTTTTGCCATAAAGAATATGGCAGCCAGTGCCCGTTTATTTTGTTCGCTATTAATATCCCGTGAATCACGCATATCTTTAATAAACCGCTCAAGCTCTGACTCAATATTCAGGCCAAAAACTTTCGCCCTTAACTCCGCAATGTGATTAAGTCCATTCAGGCGTTCACCGGGGCTTAATGGAACAGTCGCCGCAGTGCCTTCAATAGCCATTGGTTCCCCCGTTTTTTCGTTGATAGTTCTGCCAGCAATTCATCCTGTGAACGGCACGGATGCCAGCGTTTACCATCCTCACCCATGATCCAGCCGTGACCGTAGTGCATTGCCGGGCTTTGTTTAACCAGCAGCGATGCAAATGATGGTTCTTTCGTAAGCATAAGCACCTCACAGCAAACCGAATGAAGCACCAAGGCCAGTCATGGTATCAACTGCACTCGCCATCGCAGGATTAGCCTGTAAGCGGGCCTGCAATGAAACAGCAGCCAGCGCCATCAGTCGTGTAACAGAGTTAATGCTGCTGATAGCATCACGACGGCCTGCACTGGTTTTTACATCTCCAGAAACCGCACCTGCCGCGACACGACCTATCTCTGCAGTTGCACTCATGACGTAATGCGGTAGTTTCTCTTTTGCCACCTCATTAATCGGAACACATGGCAGACAATGAATCTGTGCCAGAAAACCATCTACCAGCGTTGAATCTTCAGTCAGATCGGTAAGTAGCCAGATATCTGGCGCATTGAGCTGATGCGGTTGATCTGGGTTGAGTTTGTTTCGCAGAGTCTGGACATTCATTCCTGCACGTTCTGCCAGCTTCGCCATATTGTGACGAAGTGCAAAAGCTCTACAGGCTTCATCAAAATGCGGGTGTTTGGAAATCTTATAATCAAACATGCTACCCCCTTAGAAAGTTCTCATAATTGAACTTACTTACCAACAATGACGCGGAAGTTGGAATGACCGAGGGATTCACGGACCTGATCGGTTTTGTACATTAAATAACGCAGGTTTACGCGGCCTTTGTTTTTTTCTTTCTTGACCATGTATTTAGCAAGCTGACCATGGTGAATTTTTTGATACACGGAGCCGCGGGAGATACCTTCCCATTCCGCGAACTCTGCAGGCGTAGCCATCTCTTTTGGTACACGAATTGAAATATCAGTGCTCATAGTGCAGTATCTCCCGATTAAGGTTTGGTTTACGTCGTTTTATCTCGTTTTACTTGATTCAATATTTGATACATCGAGATACTACGATCCAATATTTGATACGTCAACAGGATTAAAAAATGATACAGGTAAAGGTTGGAGAGAATACAGGGGGAAGAGAGGCTATCCATAGACTAATGGCAGCCTATGATTTCAAGTCCAGACAGCAACTTTGCGATCACTTAGGCGCATCAAAAAGCACCATGGCAAACAGATACTTAAGAGATAGTTTTCCTGCAGAGTGGGTGATTCAGTGCGCCTTGGAAACAGGAGTTTCTTTACTGTGGCTAACCACCGGACAGGGGGAGCCAGGTCCAAACATTGAACCTAAAAAAAATATCAATTCCGTGAACTCCAGCAAGGTTGTACCTCTTTCTGAACTAGTATCTCCTGAAATTGACAAGGCGACTCTCAACGGTGGTTTATTGGTCGATGCTGGAAAAGCAATCATTGATAGCAGCATACTCCCCTCAGACTCAAGCAACCTACTGCTGGTGACTACTTCTGGTGATTCTTATTTAATAGATCGCAACCAAACACCACCAGTAAATGGTATGTGGTTAGTCGATATCGACGGGATAAAAAGCATCGTTAAATTGACTCGACTCCCGGGAAACAAATTAGTAGTGCATCAGGATGATTCATCGTTTGAGTGCGGTCTGGATGACATTGAGGTAGTAGGCCGCGCACTGAAAATCATTAAGAGCCTTTGATATGACCATCAGAAAACAGCCGAACGGAAAATGGTTGTGTGAGTGCTATCCCAATGGACGCAATGGCAAGCGCGTGCGTAAGCAATTTGCCACGAAAGGCGAAGCCATTGCGTTTGAAAGCTTCACAATGGAAGAAGTGAATAAAAAACCGTGGTTGGGTGAAAAGGATGATCGGCGACGCCTATCAGAATTAATTGAGCTTTGGTATTCCCTGTATGGTCAGACACTCGCAGACCCCAAGCGCCTCATGGCGAAACTTAGAATTATCTGTAATGGTCTAGGCGACCCCATCGCCTCTGAGCTGACAGCAGGTGATTTCACAAAATATCGGGAAGCCAGATTAAAGGGGGAGGTCCAAAATGAAGACGGTTCGTTCATGTCACCCGTTAAACCTCGCACAGTTAATCTTGAGCAGCGTAACCTGTCATCGGTGTTCGGTACATTGAAAAAACTAGGGCACTGGTCCGCACCAAACCCGCTGGCAGGGCTTCCAACCTTCAAAATTGCTGAAGGTGAATTGGCTTTTCTTTCCACGGACGAAATCAAACGCCTGTTGGCTGCATGTGCTGAATCTCAAAGCCCGAGCCTACTAATGATTACCAAAATATGCTTAGCTACCGGCGCACGGTGGAGTGAAGCCGAAAAACTGCAGGGCCATCAGTTATCCAAATACCGCATCACTTATACCAAGACGAAGGGCAAGAAAAACCGTACCGTGCCGATATCTCAGGAGCTGTACAACGAACTTCCTAAAAACCGAGGGAAGTTATTCTCGCCATGCAGAAAAGCCTTTGAGCGTGCAGTAAAGCGGGCCGGTATTGAGCTTCCAGAGGGTCAATGCACCCATGTATTACGTCATACATTTGCCAGCCATTTTATGATGAACGGAGGAAACATACTTGTTCTTAAAGAGATTCTCGGTCATACAGATATAAAAATGACAATGGTTTATTCTCATTTTTCCCCAGACCATCTTGAAGATGCCGTTACCAAAAACCCTTTACATATGTTAACTATTTGAGCTTATCAAAATGGATATTAAAAACAAAGTCAATAAAGAAAAGTTATTTGAGAACCATTTAAACTCATTATTAAAACAAGTCATTTCCGAACCAAAATTAAACCCTCCACTTATAGTACATAGAGATATAATAAGTGACTTCACTGAACGTTGCGATAAGTATCTAAAAACAATAATTAAATACAAAAGCAACAATAAAGATGGGATGCCGAATTTTGATGAATTAATCAGCAAAGCTAAGAACATTCAAAATGGAATAACATTATCACTTGAAAGTTTTTTATCCGGTGATATCAAGTCAGCATATGACCACTTTGATAAAACATTCTCTGATAACTCAACAATCCAACACATACATCGCATCACTACTCCACTCAGTAGCATTTGCAATCATAAAAAACCATTATTTCGAGTTAGAAAAAGTGAAAATCCTCTAACGTCAAGAGATGAAATTTTCCATATTCCATTCTCCAATAGACATTTTGTTAGTGCACAAAGATATTCAGTCGCTGGCTTACCATGTTTATATCTTGGCACTTCTGTTTATGTTTGTTGGCAGGAGATGGAAAAACCAGATTTTGACAAGCTTTTTATTTCATCATTTACTACCAGTGAAACTGAATATAAAGTCTTAAACTTTGCATCACAGCTTTTGTTACATCCCTCACCAAATTACGCTGACGAAAATAAACTAGCCGAAACAAATAGAGTAAAGGCCTCTTATCTCATTTTCTGGCCTTTAATTATTGCATGTAATTATTTAAAAAATCATCGTTCTGCAACATTCATACAAGAGTACATTATCCCTAATTTGTTGATGCAATGGATTAGTAGAAAAACTTACTCGAAAATTGTCGGTGTAGCTTACTTCTCTACAAAAATGCCTAATTCACGATTAAGTAACCGCTCAATAAATGTTGTATTTCCACCCAAAGTTACATATGAACAAACGGTAAAACAAAATTTTTGCCCTAAACTCTCCACATTATTCGACTTTACGCCACCTATTTCGTGGCAGGTCTTAAAAACATTAGATCATTCATCAATAACAGAAAATTCAATAGAATTGATGATGTCAAAGAGATATCTTCAAAGTCAAGAAAAACTGTCTGGAATTAAAAACTTCGAAGAGGACATTGTAAAACTATACCCCTTAACTGATTTTTACAAACTCGAAAGAAGTATTGATATGCTATTTGAATATAAAAAGATAGATAACCCCATACTATAAAACTGGCGACAAATTGGCGGCAGAACTTTAAAATCACATAAAACAGCCAAACACAAGATAAGACTAATTCACTGATTTAAAAAGTAAATATCTATTTTCACTATAATATAAATGGTATGTAGGAATTTCGGACGCGGGTTCAACTCCCGCCAGCTCCACCAATCATGATTGGACGGTGTAAGGACAACACCAACAAAAACAGGAAGTTAGAAGTCTCAGCAAAACACCGACCAGACGGTGAGGAGACATAAAAGGATACGCAAAGGAGCCGCGGCTCCTGGTAACATGAAAGCCCACAGATGTGGGCTTTTTCGTTGATGGTCAGAACGACCAGTTCACACCAGCTACCGCGTTCCACGGGGATTCCACACCGGCACTATGGCTATACCCCACCCCAAGATGCCCGCTTAACGTACTGCTGAATGAGGCTTTAATACCTGCCTGGTATATTCCACGTCTGCCCGACAAATAATTGACGAAATTACCGTCACTATTCACTTTCACCCGGTTATCATCGACAAATTCTTTGCGCACAGCCGCCTTCAGCCACGGCTCAACTTCCATACCGTTCCCCAGACGCATGTTGTAACTCAGCGTTGCGCCCAGTTCACGATATATACTGCGGGTATCGACTGATTTCGATTTCATGCCATTGGATAAATGATATTCGGGGTTATCAGCGGTGAACCCCGTTAACGATGCATACGGCGTCAGGTTCCAGTTACCATCGGTAAATCGCATCCCGGTTTCAATGTGACCGCCCAGCCCGTTGCTGTGGTAACTGCCATTGGCGGCTCCACCGCTGCTCATTTTACCTGCTACGTTACTTTTAAAACGGTTCAGCTTCACGACACCGTCCAGATAGAAACCACTTTCATGTTCCCAACTGGCATAGCCGCCCAGAGAATAACTGCCCACACTGCCATATCCTCCGCGATCAAAACCGATATGTGAATGGGAATAGCCCATAAAAGCGCCTAGCGTGGTAATTCCTTCAGGAATATCATTACGGCTGTCGATCCCCACTGTCATTCCGGTCAGCGTCTGCTCAAACCCGGCACCCGCATCGGTGGTGACATTATTACGGGTGTTATACGTCGCCCCCCAGACATTATTGTTGTGTGGACTCGCTTTCATTATGTTCAACCGCTCGCGAATACTGTTTAGCTCAGCATCAAATACCAACGGTAATGTTGCTGCCATATTGAGTACGGCTGCCGTAGAAGGCGTAATGCGTTTCTCCGGAACGGGTGTCGGCGTTGGATCGGGAGTAGGGTCTGGTTTTGGATTTGGGTCTGGCTTTGGATCGGGTTTTGGGTCTGGCTTTGGATTTGGGATGGGGTCCGGGTTGGGTTTGACATCATTGGTCAGGTTCCAGTTGCTGTTGCCGTCACTTTTCAGGACATACTCATAGGTCCCAAGATCAACGAAACCGCCGGTATTGCCCAGCGTAAACGAAGCATCCCCTCCCCCTGTTTTCACCAGCGTCATCGCGTCGTCAGACTGTGGGCTGACGCCGGTATCCTGAACAAAGATTTTAAAATTACCAGTGGCGTTGTTGTTGACGACCAGTTGATCGCCCCGGGAGCCTGCAACGTTGGTATGCAGGTAGAAATTACCGCTACCGGAAAGTTCATTGGTTGTCAGCGTATTGTAGATACCGTTAGTTGTGGCAGGCGCTGCTGTTTGTGCTGACAAATAAACATCACCGTCGTTGAGTAGCAAACTGTTTACTCTATATTCGCAGTTGCTGGTACCTGCACAGGAATTATTGCTGTTAAGCCAGACACTGCCCCGGCTGGCAGCCGTCAGGTCGGCAAGCGTGGTATCGACGCCATTTCCCAGAGTCAATGTCGCGCTATCGGTAATCCGGACCGCCCCTTCGAGTTTAACTGGCGTAACATTATCCCGTGGCGTCATTAACGACAGGCTTCCTGTCGCGCCACTGACCGATGCATCCGCCAGCGTACCTGCGTAGACGATTGCCGTACCGCCAGCGACCTGGAGATCTTCTGCCCGGGCCAGAGCCTGAAACTCATCTTTTGACCGCCCAAGGGTATATTGCCCGCCAGAGTTAACCTTTGTGGCGGAGTCCTGACCCAGGTTTTGCATTGCCCCACCCTTGCCAACCGTGGAGTCGCGAGCTTCGGTACCTGCTAATACCAATAAATTACCGCCATTTTCCAGCAACATATTGGTCGCTAAATTGCCGGAAATGGAAAAAGTACCGTACTGGTGAGTACCGCTGATTTCAATACCGTTAGCCGTGCTCGTCTGGAGAGCGGCACCGCTGTTCTGGACGATATCTGTCGCTTTGCCATTATCGTTGACTGTCAGCGTACCGCCTTCATTGATCTTTGTTTTTATTGCCTCTCCGTTAGCTGAAACTGTTTGTATTCCGCCGTCGTTAATTGTTGTCTCATTCGCCACACCCTCGACAATTTGTTCACCGCCGGTGAGCGTCGTGCCTGTCGCAGTGGCTTTTGTTTTGACGATCTCCCGTCCGCCCATATTGACCTGTGTTTTGTCAGAAGAGGTGTCTGACTCCACGGTTAACACGCCGCCATTTGCCAGCAGGATATTGTTCGCCGCACCCTGCTCGATGCTGAACGCGACGCCATCCGCGCGTGTTCCTGTGACCCGCGTCGCCCTGGTGGTTGCAACCAAAGCGCCCTGGCTACTCTGCTGTATCCCCGTTGCGCTGCCTTTCTCCCGCACATCGAGTGTGCCGCCGTCATTAAGCACCGAGTTTTCAGCCAGACCGCCCTCATTAACTACCTGTGAACCCCCATTAATAATGGAACCTTCCGCTGTCCCGTTTGCCATAATTTGTTGTAGGCCAGAGACGATATCGGTATTGATTGCCTTACCATAATTCTGAACGGTTTGCGTGCCACCATTGATGTGTGTTTTCTCTGTTGACCCACCATCAACAATTTGTTCACCACTTTCGATATTTGCTTCAGTGGCTAAACCATATACCGTTTGCTTGCCACCTTTGATATTTGCTTTATCAGAAGTGGCACTGGCATATATTGTTTGGGTGCCAGCACTATTGAGTACAGTGCCAACATCTTTTCCATAAACATCCATTTTGCCGTTGGCATTAATAATCGTGTCAACTGCCCGGGAACCAGTGACGACTGTTAATGAGCCAGCGTTTTCCAGCACTACATTTTTAGCTTCTGAATTCCTGATGTAGAAAGCATCACCATAACTGTTGGTTCCTTCGATAAGTGTTCCGGAGGTCGTGGAAGCAATTAATGCGCCGCCGGATTGTTGCTCAACATGCTTAGCCTCACCACCGTCCTGAACCTCCAGAACGCCGCCATTATTAAGTCTGGTGCTATCTGTTTTAGCCTCCTTCTGGACAATCAGCTTACCGCCAGTATCAATGGTAGTATTTTTCGCCGAGGTTTTAGCCACTACCGTCAGTTCGCCGGTATTTTCCAGCACAACATAATTAGCCTCCCCTCCGGTAATAGTGAAGTGAGAGAGCTTGTTGTATCCTTCGATATCAGTCCCTGCACCCGTGTTGGCAACTAAAGCACTGCCCGTCTCCTGGTTAACCCCATGTGCAATACCGCCGGTATAGACAATCAGCGAGCCTCCGGCGCTAATATTGCTGCCAATTGCCGTACCATCTTTCTCAACAACCTGCCGGCTCCCGGAGGATATAATTGTTGTGTCAGCTTTCCCGCCGCTTTTGATATTTTGCGTTCCGCTGTTGATATTGGTGCCTGTGGCTATGCCATAATTATTAATATTCTGTGTGCCACCATTAATTATGGTATTTGTCGCGTTTCCTGCAACATCCATAACCCCGCCATTATCTATTCGGGTCGCATCAGCTTTAGCATTGGTTAAAACTGACATTGTTCCTTTATCTTTAATAATCGTCTTGTTTGCCGAACCATATGCGTTTATGTCTAAATGACCACCGTTTTCCAGCAACACATTGTCTGCCACGTGATTGTGGATGGAGAATGCACCTTCACTATTCGTACCGCTCACCGTCGTACCGTTAGTGTTAGTTTTTAAAATTGCACCATCGTGCTGGGTAACATTTGTTGCCGTACCACCACTAACATCAAGCACGCCACCAGAATAAACTTCAATAACATCCGAGGTGCTGGTGTTATCAACAATTTGCGTGCCACCAGAATAGATATGCGTATTTTTTGCCGTTGACTTACTATTCAGAGACTGAGTTCCGCCTTCAATCGTCGTGTCCAGCGCACGGCTCTCATATACTCTTTGCTCACCGCCATTTTTAATGGTTGTTGTTTCTACTGTGCTCTGTTCAACATACTGTCGACCACCATTTATGGTTGTGTTCGTTGCCAGACTTCCTTGTACTACGTCCTGAGAGCCAGACTTATTTATCGTTGTACCATCAGCATGCCCTTGAACTTTTACTATCTGGCTACCACCATCAATGAGTATTCCATTCGCACTCCCTCCCTCTACGCGTGAAGCACCGCCCTTAATTGTCGTTCCATTGCTGATACCCCCTTTATAAACGTCCTGATTGCCACTCTCGATTGTCGTACCTGTGGAAATACCCCCGTCATGAATTGACTGTCTGCCACCGTTAATGGTTGTATTATTAGCCTGCCCCACAAAATTGTTATGACTTCCTATATCTTGATATCCACCAGATTCAATAAGACTTCCATTAGATACCCCGCCATGAACATTCTGCTGGCCATGGTTGATAATATGAGTGTTATTTGTTGTACCTCGTTCATCCACTTTTTGGTTGCCATCTACAGTCTCATCGTTTACCACACCAATAACATTAGTAGTGAAGGCAGCCATCCCGGGCGGGGCATATATCAAGGCAGATATCAATAAGGAAAGTACTGAGCGGCGACAATAATAGGGACTGGTCCTGTTCATAAATTTCATCCTCTGAAAAGTGAATACTGAGTAGCGTTTAAGCGACCTTAGCTTTGCTGCAACATCAGCCCACAGGCACCAGACCAGGGGATTCATCCTGAAGAGACAGCGCAAGTGTATTGTGTTCACCGCTCATCAAAGACATCATGATGAAATGATGATATTCCGCATAAGAATGAGGCATTTTTTAAACGCAGTGCGCTGAAGTGTGGTTGGATAAAAAAGTCAATCCATTCAGGAAATACGGGCGTATTCTTTTCTTTCGACAATGAGGCCGTTGGCAAAATAAAATGATTTACATAATCGTTTCTGATGAATATCTTCTGCTCACATAAAAATCACACAATAACTTTGAGATCGCAGATTGTTTTACTTTTACAGCATTCGTCCCCCCATTGTTGGGCAAATATAGATTGGGCCAGAGCACGAAAGTTAATACCACGTTCGCACAGCTCCTCCAACAGCACGACAAGATGCCACATACTGCGCCCCAGTCGGTTCAGTTTACAGACTAGCAGTGCGTTCCCTGCCGATGATGTCCTGACCAGTTTTTTCAGTCCGGACCTCCTGCCACGGTTTTACGTTGAAGTGGTAACCCTGAGCACGCAGTTCTTCAGTCAGGCGTGGTGCACCGTAACGCTGTTATTGCTGGGTAAGATCAAAAAACTTTCAGGCAGCTAAGGAAAGTTGAACCAGACATTAGATGAAATATTTCAACCAATTACAGCACCAATTCAGTCACTGCCAGCCCACCAAATAAATCAAGGGGTTACATGAAAACGTAGCCCCTTTTTCTTTGGTAGTGACACTAAAATGGATGTAGTGTGAAGAATAATCCCGTTTACTCAATCAATAATACATATTGTTTCAATCTACGTTATTATCTCTTTGTAAAAATTGGGTGATGCTGCCAACTTACTGATTTAGTGTATGATGGTGTTTTTGAGGTGCTCCAGTGGCTTCTGTTTCTATCAGCTGTCCCTCCTGTTCAGCTACTGACGGGGTGGTGCGTAACGGCAAAAGCACCGCCGGACATCAGCGCTATCTCTGCTCTCACTGCCGTAAAACATGGCAACTGCAGTTCACTTACACCGCTTCTCAACCCGGTACGCACCAGAAAATCATTGATATGGCCATGAATGGCGTTGGATGCCGGGCAAC